GCACTTCGTAAAATTCCACATTGGGGGGAAATGTCAGATGGAAAAAGAGGTGCTCTTCTCAGCTTTGCTTATAATCTCGGCGCTGGTTTCTACGGTGGTGATAACTTTAATACTATTACTAAACGCCTGAAGAATAAGGAGTGGGACTTAGTTCCCGATGCTCTTTATCTCTACCGCAATCCTGGTTCTAATGTGGAAGCAGGTTTAGCACGTAGAAGAAAGGCAGAAGGTGAAGCTTGGAAAAAAGGATAAATAGTTACAATCATAACTGATTCTTGATCTTAACTGGTCTGAATCTACATACCCCGAGTCCTCTGAGACTTGGTGAATACTTTACTTTTAAACAACTTTAGTTTGTTTCGTTTAGTACACACTGAGTCATAGAGGACTTTTTATGTCTTACGCTAAGAAGGCGCTTGCTGTAGCGTCTGCTCTTTTAATGGGAGCACCAACCGCATTTGCGGATACGATTTCTGGTACAGATTTTGAGGGGGGAACACTATCTGGATGGAATGTTGGATCTCAACCAGGAAATCTAACAAATGGAACAATCACTGGTAACGGAACTGGTGTCACCGCAATCAATGGTTCAGTAACATTTAATGCTCCTTCTCATGGCGCGGTAGGAAGTCCTACTCTTCAAGATGGATCGCCAAATCCATATCATGCCCCAGCAACAACACCAACAACTTGGACATTCTCTCCATATGGAACTGCTGGTGCTGCATTACAACCAACAGGTTCAACAACATTTGATGCAGCAACTTCTGCATTAGGTCTTACATCTGCAGAAAATCAAGCAATCAAAACAAAACTTCAGCAAGACCAACAAGCATCGGGACTAGGAAATCCCAATCCAACTAATGCTGCTTGGATAACTCAAAATGTAAATCTTGATGCTGGAACTACTTACACGATGTCTTGGAACTACATTGGAACTGATTATGTTCCATTTAACGATGGTTCTATCACATCTCTTGTTTATCAGGGAACTGGTTCTACTCCAGTCGTAACTGTCAATAACTATGTTCAGAACTATGCTCTACTTGGATTTACCAATCCAGGAACAGGAGATTACTCAACAGGAACCTATGGTTCTACTGGATGGCAAAATTCAACATATCAAGTTGATGTAACTGGTGCTTACCTATTAGGATTTGCAGTATTTAATCTTGGAGATACTTCACTTTCACCAGTTCTTTTAGTTGATAGTCAACCAGGAACTACATTAGCAAATGGACAACCATTTGGTGCTGTTGCTCCCAACAATCCAAATGCTCCCACAGTAAATCCAACCCCACCCACACCTCCAACTCCAACTCCAACACCACCACCTGCTCCAACAGTAACTGGAACATCTACAACAGATCAGGTATCAACATCTTCATCAACTTCAAATGTTGTAGTAACAGCTCAGGTTACTTATAATGTAAGCAATCTTGACGGTAATGGATATGGAGTAGTTCAGAACTATACTGATACTGTAGAAACTACAACTCCAGTTACTACAACTACCACAACTACAACTCCAGTTACAACCACCACATATTCTGATGGTTCTACAACCACATCAAATGGAACGCCAGTTGTAACTAGTTCAACGTCTAATGGACCTTCTACATCGCAAGTAACGGCAACAGTTCTAAACTATACATCAACGATTGCTCCTTCCGTTTCTTCTGCGATTGCCGCTTCTCAAACACTTCCAGCAGTTACAACCAAAGTATATAATTTTGAAGCAAGTGAATCTAGTGGAAAACAACAAATCAAAAAACAAACGGTGACAACTGTAACCACTCCAATGGTTACTACCACAACTACAACTCCAGTTACCACAACTGTTTATGCTGATGGAACAACAACCGTAATTGACGGAACTCCATCATATTCTTATGCTTATTCTAATGATGTTGCAGTATCAGATTCTTATGATTTTTACTTTGGTAGAGTGGATCAGTTAGAAGTTCTTGATGGAATTAATGATGGTATTAATGGACTTTTGAATCATGAACCAACCGCAGGTAATCAAAGATTAAGAGTATTTGAGAATAACAGATTTGTTCAGTCTTATAATGCTGATGGTTATAATGCTGATTCTAAAATCTTCGGTGGTGGGTTTGAGTTTGATGTAACCAAAGGTTGGACTCTTGGTGCTCAGTATAATAGAGTTAACACAAACCTCAATGGCGTTGACTCAAGCACACAACAGAACAAAGACCATTTCGGTATATTCAGTGAACTCAGAGGTAATACACTGACTCTGAATACCAATGCTGCGATTGCGAACAGCAATTATAAGTACAATAGAAATGTAGAAGGTGTCTTTAATAATGCTGGTGAAACAACTGGAACTGAGTGGTGGGTTTCTAATCGATTATATTGGCATCTTAATAAAGCAGTAAAACCATTTATTGGTTATACTGTTCAAAATGTAAAGAGAAATGCATATAATGAAACTGGTTCCATTCAGTCTGCTAGAAGTGTTGATGGTCACAATCAAACAACACATGTTGGTGAAGCAGGACTTAAATTAGAAACTCGTTTTGGTGGCAAGAAGAAAGATTTATTTGGTGTCAGTGTAGAAGGTGCTTATGGAACTGATAGTTCTTATGGTGTAAGTGCTTCTCTGGATTATAAAGAAATATTATTTGTTGAAGGTTCTCATGGTGTAAACAATGGAGTTACTAACAATTCTGTTGCTGCAAAAGTCAAGTTTAAGTTCTAAAAACCTAAATAAGAAGTACATCAATCATCAGGACTGATGGAAAAGAAAAAGGAAAACGCTATGGGACAATTGATTCGTATTTCGATTTTGAGTTGGTCTGCCGCACTTCTGACAGCATCGTATGCTGGGCTTCTTGCTAAAATGGATCCAACTTTTATCGCAACCGTTTTTACTGCCTCCGCTGCAACCTTTGGAATTAACACCATGAAGAAAGGTGGAGATGATGATGACCAAAAAGAGGAACCACGTAGGGAAGAAGTAGTTGCTGCTGCTCCACCAGAACCAGAAGCACCAGAAACTCTTGAAGCAAGAGTTGAAGCACTTGAAACTAAGGTGGAAGATGGTGAAGGTTACGTTCAACCCCGCACAGGAGCATAATGTCCAAGTCTGCTAATAAAGGTAAGAAAGGTTCTGCTGGAGGAAAACAATCCAAGCAGAACCAGGGTAATGCTACTGCTAAAAAGGCAAAGAATGGTGGTAAGAAAAAATGATTTATGAGGTATTATGCCACGCGAATGGAATACTCCAATTCGGGAACCCTGGAATCCTGTAATTAAAAAGTGCCTTGATGCTGTCGATGAACACATCAAGGCATATATTAAATCGGGAGATGACTGGCACTTATCACAAGCAGAAATATTAAGAAAATATGTAAAAGATTTGAAGGTCTGGATACATAAACAAGAGGGAAGAGAATGAAGAAACTCTTTGCAGCATTTGGTTTATCATTAACTCTGGCATTTCCCGCATTTGCTAGTTCATTAGAAAAGAAACAACCAACAGTTCCAGCATACAGCCTTGCAGCGATGGGTTGTATGATACTCAGAGAATGTACAGAAGGAGTCGAACAACTTACACCAGAATCTGCATTTTTATCTGGTAAAGAGTTTGATACCTTTCGATCCGAAATCAAATCTATTCTAGTAGCACTCAACAAATTGGATGTCCCAGTTTATGTTGGTCCTAGTAGATACTTTACACCAAGAACGATAGGTTTATATAAACCAGAATATAATCGTTTCTTCATTAACGAAAGTCTTATTCAAGACCCTAGAGAGTTTCTGGGAACTCTAAGACATGAAGGATGGCACACTGTTCAGGATTGTATGGGTGGTGGATTGAAAACATCTTTTATGGCACAAGTTCATCAAGATTCTGAGATTCCTGCTTGGGTGATGAAGACGACTAAACTTGCTTATGAATCTATGGGTCAAAGTCGTGCTGTTCCTTGGGAAGCAGATGCCAACTGGGCAGAAGAACAATTAAATCAAACTGCCAAATACTTGGAGATGTGTGCTAAAGGACCACTGTGGGAACAGGTAAGACCTACTCCAATGACGATGGAGTGGTTGATTGGTTGTGGATGGATGAATCCACAAGAAGGTTATAAGGAATATACACCAAATAAAAAGTCAGATTACTGTGTGGAGGGTAAATACTAAATATAATATAATGGATTGTTTCAGATGAAATCTTTCAAACAATTTTTGTCAGAAAGTGTAACGATTGCTGGAGATTTTAACGGCAATCTTTATATTAATAATTCAGAACCACAAACACAACAAGTTGGGGAAGAATACTCTGCGGATATTATGTGGAAGGGTAATCTTTATAGACTTGATTTAGTCTCCAAAAATGGAATTCCTTCAAAGAGGGATTTGGGAGAACAACTTCAAGGTGAATATCCAGGTGCTGTAGTTCATCAAATTTATCCAGCAGAAGAAAAAAACTTCAATATTAAAAATACAAAAAGATACCACCCCTCAAAATTAGAATGGATTGATTGATTTATGGCACAGTGGAATATACAAAATCAAGATTATTTAAATCAAGAAAGATCTTTATTTGAAGTTAATAATATTGCAACTAAAGATGGTCAACCAGTTAGTGTTGACAATCCATTTCCAGTATCTCTTGGAAGTTCTAGTATTACAATTAATGGTGATATTAGTATTCCTGGAATAGTAACTGTTACAAGTACACCAGAAAATCCAATTCATTCCCATATAGTTGAAGTTGGAACCAGTGGTGCATTAACAACACCATATCTTCCAGTCGGTATTTCTACATTACTGAATACTGTAGGTATTGGAACCACTGGACAAGTATCAATTAACCTCAATAATTCACCAGTCAGCACCACAAATCCATTTCCAGTTACAGGAACTGTTGATATCGAATTACCACCAATAGCAACAGATGCATTTGGTAGGCAGAGGATGTCTACTCCACTCACTCTCTTTGATTCATCTCACAGATATAGAGACAATAATCTTTGGAGTGGTTTAGTTGTTGGTACTGGTTCAACAGTTGGATTTTCGACAGCACAAGGTTTGATTAATATGACTGTTGGTGTTGGAAGCACCGCATCAATCATCAGAGAAACTACAAAAGTATTCTCTTATCAACCAGGAAAATCATTACAGGTATTGAATACGTTTGTAATGAATCCAACAAAATCAAATCTTCGTCAAAGAGTAGGATACTTTGGTGCAGATAATGGGATGTATTTAGAACTTGATGGAAGTAATTTATATTTTGTAGAAAGAACATATGTTCCAGGAATTACAACAGAAACAAGAGTATCACAAGCAAGTTGGAATGTTGATACGATGCTTGGTCCTGGGCATCTCAATCCATCTGGTGTCACATTAGATATCAGCAAAGCACAAATTATGTGGATGGATATTGAATGGTTGGGACTTGGAACGGTAAGACTAGGATTTGTAGTTGATGGTAAGTTTATTCACTGCCACTCATTCCATCACGCAAATCTTATCAATACAACTTATATCACAACAGCATCATTACCTTTGAGATATGAGATTGCAAATACTGGAATTACAACGAGTGCGAGCACATTAAAACAAGTTTGTTCTACTGTAATTTCAGAGGGTGGTTATGAACTTCGTGGATTGCAGCAAGCAGCAGGAACACCTGTTCAAACACCAGTTGATTTAACAACTGCAGGAACTTATTATACTGTTTTATCAATTCGTCTTAAAGCAACGCCAAATAGATTGGATGCAATTGTAATTATGACTGCACTTTCAATTCTTGGTATTACAAACAATGCAGTTTATAACTGGCAAGTAAGAGCAACAGGAACATCTGTTGGTGGAACTTGGGTCGATGCTGGTATTGATAGTTCTGTGGAATATAAAATTGATGGTGGAACTTATACTGGTGGAAGAATAT